CGGTTCATTCTTTTAGTATTCATGCTTTTCTCCTTTTCGGTTTTTTAATATACTCTTTTCCTACTTTTTGTGGTACCCCTACTTTTTTAGCAAACTTTTTGTTTTTAGCTACTGCTTGCATAAACTTCTTTTGTTTCTTAGACTTAGGTGGCACTACTTATTAATCCTATTACTTGAAGCTTCTGGTTTTCTTGGTTTAGCACCTTCGTCTTCAATAACTTCTTTTTTACCAAATAGCTTTTGTACCGTATTGGTTTCCCAAATACGAATAATCATCCATATAATAGTAAATAGTGAAGCCAAGTGTGGTAGCCACGACATCATGGTACCTACTGCAGTGAAGATAGCCGATAGGTCTATCAAGTGTTTTGTTGTCTCATCCATTTTTAACATTTCCATCGTTTACGTGCTTGACGCAATCTAGAGTTTGGATCTTTAGCAGCTTTAGGAAACTTCTTCATTTGTCCTGCCGATCTTGCACAAAATGACTTACGTCTCTTTGCATCTTTAGAACCTTTCTTAACTTTCCCTGTTACCGCTGTTTTAAGTTTAGAACCTGGGTTTGCAGCTCGATAGGCTTTTACACCTTTCTTTGTCATCCCCGCTCCTGATTTAGTCTTTCTAAAATTGCCTGACTTAACCGAAGTTTTGATTCCCATTCCTTTTTTTCTAGGTGTTGCCATCTATACACAATCCCCTAATGCTTCAAACCATCGCCTCAGTTCTTCGAGGCGATCATCGTTCTTAGTTGGTTTGGGCTCTTCTTCCATAGTTTATCCACAGAATACCGTTAATGATGTCACAGCTGCTGTTTGAGTTACTACTCCAAACGTTGTTTGTGGCTCATTTCCGTTAATTAAAATTCCGTCGCCTGGTAAAGCCATCTGTTGTGACTCTACGTTAGCTGGAGTAGCTATACTTAATAAAACTCTATCTGATGCTGCATTACCATCTAAGGTTAATGTAACACTACCTGCCCCTGCAGAACCTACAAAATAGAATCCTTTCATTCTAGTTCTAGGTAAAGCCATACCATCAGCAATAGCGTTTCCAATACTTACATTGGTTGCTACCGCTGCATCTGATGAAATACTAGTAATTCTAGAATAATAGTTTGTAGAAGTTGCAGTTCCAGTATCAACACCAGCTACAGTTTCAGTGGTTACAGACTGAGATAAATCCCCAGCTACGTATCCAGTGATAGTAAATGTAGCGGCAGTTGCGTCTCCTGCACAAGTGAATAGAATTTTATAGCCAGCCCCGTTATCTAGAGGCTGGTTAGTTATTAATGTTATATCACCAGCACCACCAATAGCGGCTGCGGCTCTATATAACGTAGCTGAATAACTAGGAGTGACGGCCCATATATCTGTTGTTATAGCCATTGTCTATTCTCCTATTTAAGCAGTACGTGTAAGTGTGTAACCTGTAGCTGAACCAGGAGTTACTCCATCACCACCAGTAAACATCATAGTGAATTGAGCCATACCAGTAGCACCAGAAGCAACTACTAGTCTACCGAAAGCAACTGCAGAAGCAGCAATAGTAGCGGCATCAGATAATGATCCACCAGTACCTAAAGCAACTGTTACGTCGTCAGCCCCGCCTGTGTTATCTACTATAAAAGAAAATTGTTGTCCTCTTACCGCACCTAATTGTTGAGATATTCCTGTAACACCACCTGCTGTAGTAGTAATGGGAAGTGTAATAGTTGTTGCAGCTGCTGAAGTAGAAGTAACATATCCTACTTGAAGATTCTGTGCTGTAATAGTTGCTGTAGCATTGACTGCTGTTGAAGGGCCTGAAGGCACAAATCCGTTAGTTGAGGCAACGGGACCTGAAAAGGTTGATCTTGACATTTTAAGTTCTCCATACAAAGTTAAGCTTATCTGTCGTGTATGCGTCTGCTGGGGCAGTCTGATAAGCTGGTTGTTCCCAGATAATTAATCTTACACGTTTTCACACTATTATACAACAAAAAAGGGGCCGAAGCCCCTTAGTTTAAAACAAAAAATTACTTGTTCATTACGTACATTGTTACTTCAAAACCGAAACGCATTTCAGTTGCAACTGGTGTTGTCCACATAATATTTCTCCTTTGTTTTAGATTTCAGCATTGCTGATAGAAGAATTATATATACTTATTTACTTTTAGTACTAAGCATATTCATGAGTGTTTACTCCATATTTTAGACATCACAAGGCATAGTAATCCGGCACCTATTCCTGTTACTATTGCTTCGGTAGAGGGTCCACCAAAGTGTGTTGGATGAGTCATCATGTCTGCAACGGCTGTAAAGAATCCTATGATTCCTGCCATAGCAAACTTATTGTCTGCCCAATCTTTGTTACCATAAATCACAACAGCTAAAGTTGCTACTGATGCAATTAAACCTACTTGTAGTGCTTTTTGCCAGTGATACACTGTTATAGCTAATAGGTTTCCCTGTGTCATCATAACCATGCAACTAGTAGTAGACTCTGATAATCTTTTTAGAAAGATGTTTAAGTGTTTCATATTTTTATTATACTCCTAAAAAAGAAAAGCCCAGCAGAGAGGAGCCAGGCTTTTCAGAGGTAGTGCTTTAAGTAGAACTATAAAACTACTTATGCACCTGGTGAACCCCACATACCTAGTGGATCACTCCAACCGAATGAATATCTTTCACGAGCTTTATATCTTACATTGCCAGTATCGAAATCCCCATCCATAGAAGTTGTCAAAGCAGTTCTTTCAAAATGCTTCATACCGTTAGGCACGTCAGTAGTTAGGAAATAAGCGTCACCATCAGTTAGATAGTGGTTTACTGTATAACCTTCTGGTATTGCACCGTTAGTTCTTAATGCATTGATATCGTTATCAGCAGTAGCAACACGAAGTTGTGTGTCTAATAAACGAGTAGCAACGAATTGTAGAGCTGGTGGAATAACCAACTTACGTGGTTTAGCTGCAATCAATAGACCTCTTTCATCAGTCCATGCTGCGATTTGAATCACTGCGTTTTCTAATGCTGTTTCGTTAAGGTCTGTTGGTGTCGCTTGTGTATTACTATTAGTACCACCTGAAACTAATGGGTGGTTAGTAACTGCACCAGCGGCATTAGTACCAAACAATGAACGGTTATCGCCACCAAGGAAGTTCTGGTTGTAACCATTGTTAAGAACATTAGCTGCTCTAACTTGTTTAGTGTTTGCCATTGAACGTGCAAGAGCTTTAGTGTAGCGAGCTGAAAGACTATCATATAGATTATCTTCAACTGCTTCTTCAGTTAAACTGAATCCTAAAGCAATTGTTACGTGGTTGTATCTAGCTGTAAAAGCTTCTTGTGCATTATCATATGCAATAGCTGCTCCCTCATTTTTCAAAGGTGCGGCTGCAAAGCCAGCTAGTTTTGTTTCTTCTTCGAAAGAACGATCTGAAGATTCAGTTTCGTAAATCTCTTTATGCTCTTCCCCATAACGTGCATATTCTAAGCCGAATAACGCGTTAAGTCCTGGTAATAGCTCCTTAAGGAGCTGGGCTCTTGAAATTGCCATGTTTTATTCTCCTTAATTAGATTCCAGTTGCATTGTCATATGAGTGTATACCTGCATTAAACTTAATTAATAAGTCTGTGAATGCATCACCCACGGTTGAAGTTGGACTATCTACAAAGTCAACAATACGGAAAGCAATAGTGTTTGTCGCCGCTGTTGTAGAGGATACTGCACTATTAGAATTACCTGTAGTAGTATCGCCTGTAGTTGTAGATTGAACTGCTGCGAAGTTAGTATTCTGACCTAAGTCAGCTTGTGTAACTGCGCCGTCCGCTTGTGCCATAAAAATTACATCTGGGTCGTCAACAATATATGCTTGAGCGTCGTCTGCTACTGTGCCTGTAGGCCAGTTGTTTCTAAACACTACTGTGCCGAGGTTAGGGTCTGTGTAAGTACAACCTACAAAAACACCAATAACACCAGCAGGGAATGCGTCTGCGTTGTCACCTAAATCTGTAACAATTTCAACAGTTCCCGCAGCTACGATTGCAACAACCGAGCCATTATATATATTAGTTCCGTATCCAGAAGCAATCGGTAATAGACGCGTAGAGCCCGCATAAGGGGTACCGCCTATATGGTTTACCGCTTTAAGTCCGTAAGGACTAGCTGTAGTAGCCATGATTGTTTCTCCTATTTATTTTTTGCCCTTTCCAAAACTTCGACCATTTTCTTGACCTTCAGCAAACTTAGGCATACGAGGATCATTTTGATTCAGGTATGACTGGTCAACTGCTTCAGTCTGCGCTCTTGTTTTTTCATTTACAAAAGCTTGTCTTTGGTCCATCATTTCTTGAGGAGCTTTACATAATAATAGACCTCCAATTTCTATGCCTTCTTTAAATTGGCTATTGGGGTCTGCTTGTAATACGACTTCTGGGTGTTCCGAATGCTTCACCGGTTCCCAGCCTTCACGCATTTTTGAAGATACGTTCATGTTATCAGGCTCATTCAATAAAGAAACTCGAATCCAACGATAGGCCCATCCAGCTTTTTTAGTAAACTCTGGAAGGAGTGAGGCGGGTTGCCATTTTTTTGCTACGTCTTCTCTTACTTCAGTATCTCTTGATTCTCTTTTAATTACCTTATCCATTTGCGTTCTCCAATTTAATCATTTCTCGTGCATATTGCTCCGGTGTTAACTTAAGCTTTTTAGCAAAAGCAACTTGTGTCTTAGAAAGACGTACTTTTCTTGGCGCGGTACTACGCGTTGCCGGCGCAACTACATTCGAAGGTTTGCGTTGGGCGGGTCTATCCGGTTCCAACGAATTATCCCCAAAATTTTCAGGGAATCGTTTTTGCATCGTTTCATCTATACGACGATAGTATTCGTCACTTGTAGGACTTAACCCACTCCTGACTAATTTCTCATGTACTCCTAAAGCTAATGAAGTCATTTCTTCATCTTTACCAAACCAAGTATTTGCGTCTTGCCATGCTTGCGCTTTCGCGTCTGGTTTAGCAACTTGAGGTTGTACTTGTTGTTGATTAGACTCTACACTATTTTCTACCACTTGTGAAGTAGTATATTGAGGTTTTAGTCCACTAGCTTGAGCTAATTTCATTTGGGCACTATTCATTGCACTCTGAGCTTCAACTATTTTTTCTGTATCTCCACTTTCATAAGCTTCTTTATAATCACGTTTAGCAATTTTAAGCTCTGTTTCAGAGGCGCTAACTAAAGTCTTAATATAGTCTTCCTCACCTGTGCTTAGTGTAGTCTGTAATTTCTTATTTTGTTCCGCTACTTGTTGCGCATAACTCACAGCCTCTTGTCTTTCTCTTTCAGCTTTCTCTTTCTCACGTCTTTCGTCATGATGCATCTTCTTCAATTGCGCCATACGTTGTTTAACACGTTCAGAGTAACCTTCAAGTGTATCTTCTTCTACTTCTTTTTTAATTTCATCAGGTAGTGGCTCTTTGCCTCTATCTTCTGGAGGAGTGTCATCTTCCTCTTCGATCTCTAATTCTAACTCAGTCTGTTTAGGTTCTTGTTCTACTCTTTCAACATCTGCAGTAGACTTTTCAGGTCGAGTTTTTTTACCTTCGTCTAAATCGACTTCTAGCTCTTCTCCCTTCATATCTAATTCATCTGGTATTTCATTTATTATCTCTGCCATCTTTGCTCTCCTATGCGCGCTCGTAGCCACGTGGATCATCCACTACAGCTTCAACCGTGTCGTCGTTAATAATGCGGAATTCTTTTCCGTGTATTTTAATTCTAGTACCTGCATAAGCTCTAGTAATAACGAAGTCTCCTTCTTTACACCATGCTCCTGTTGGAAATCTAGCTTCATCTTTATAAGCTAAATCTCCTAGTTGCATAACAAACAAAACAACAGTTGAATGTTCTTGTATTTGTTTTACAGCATCTGATTTGATAAGACCACTTTCATATTTTTCATCTGCTTCAGGCACCATACATAAAATACGATAGCCTTTAACATCGGGTAACTGTGAAGTTAGTTTAGCTAATGCTTCATCTTCGCTAACTTTTTTGCCGTCAGTGGTTTCAGTATTTTTAGTTTTAATAGGTGCTCCAGAGCTGGAGACTATTTGTGTGTCTGGGGTGGCTATAGTCATTTTTTACCCCCTATCTTTACAACACTATCCGTAGGACTACTTTCAAAGTCTTCGTTGTCTTTAGTTAGGTTTGCTATCATATCAGCAATAAACATTTGAACATGGTCAAATCCTCTAACTTGTCCACATGCATGCTGATAACCTGCGAGGTCAGCGGTGCCTCTAGCCATATCTTCTGTTACTTCGTTGCGTCTCTCTTTTATCTGGCTTGATAAATGTAAGAGCGTTTCTTTCTCTGTCATGTTAATCCTTTTTTAGTTGTTTTCTCCATTATTGGATTCATCTATCTCGGTTCTGTCTCTTAACTTTTGCGTATGTGCAATAGTCTCGTTACGTAACCTAGATTCTTCTGAGCGTAAAGCTATATCTTTTTCTTTGTTGATTGCTTGTGCTCCTAATTTAGCGCCTTCTATAACTTCTTTAGTTGTTATATCTTTTTGTTGCATTTCAGCTTTAGCACCTATATCAGCACCTTTAATCGTTTCTTGTGATTTAATTCTAGCTTGTTCTAACATCACATCTTTCTGTACTTCTACAGTTGCTTTCTGTTTATCCAGTTCTAGTTTAGCTTTGTCTAACTCAATATCAGCCATCACTTTTTGAGCTTTAGTTTTCGCTTCTTCTTGTTTAATTTGAAGTTCAGCTTGTTGCATTTGTAATACAGGATCTTGAGCTTGTTGCTGTCTTTCTTCTTCAGAAGCTTTAAGACTACTATCACCTAAAACTTTAGGTGCAGCTTCAGCTGTTAATCTAGCAACTTCATTCTCAATATCTATTGGTAAAGGTTCGTCAGCTGGAGGTAGTGGTACTCCTAATTTATTCTCAATTTCTAATCTATATTGGAAAGCAATGTGTTCTGCAATATGCGCTTCCATAGCAGCTTGTATCATTCCTGCTTTTGTGCTTTGCCCCACTAACTTTCTAATTAGTGGGTCATCAGTGAATGCCATATGAACTGCAATGTGTGCTTCATGGTCTTGGTCAAGAAATGCTTTAACCGGCTTACCATTAATAATATTCATATTTTCTGTGACAGGACCTAACTGTTTAATATCATCTTTATTAGGAATAAGTTTCTCTGCATTCTTTACGCCGAGTACATCTAGCATCTGTCTATTTAACTCAGGTAAGTCATAGATGTCTGGGTTCTGCTGTGCCATTTGCATAACAGCTTGATACTGTACAACTTTCTGTGCCATCGTTGCAGCATTAGGATCAGCGACAGGAATAAGATTTACTTTTTCATAGTCTGATTGTTTAGCTCCAGGTGTTCCTGTTGATGGGTCATACTGATAGTCTGGGTCTGTATAGTCTGCAATGATGTTCTTAAGTAATCCAAACTCTTTTTTCATTGAGTAATAGATTCTTGCATTAACTGCTGACATGACTTTAAGTGTTCTCTCGAGTATTGCAAGTGTAGAACCTACTGGAGAATTAGCTGACATATCAGATACTTTCATATCTGCAGCAGAAGCAAAGCGTCTACCTTCGTCAATAATTTTATCCATTAGAGCAGCAAGTACTTGACTTGGCTCTTTATATGGTAGTGGCATTAAGTTATCACGAATAGTTCCAGACGGTGCGTCAACATCTCTCCACTCTGCTGGTCCAATTGGTGTATCATCACCTTTAATACGTAAGCCTCTAGCTTTAAATCCACCTGGGAGATTAGATAATGTACCCGCGTCTACTAACTGTCTTAATAACATTGTGCCTGATTTTGAAAAGCCACCAATCAAATGTATTAATCCAAAGCAGTAAAATCCAAACCCTGGTATATAACCATAGTGAACAAAATGTTCACGGCGTTTTTTCATACTGTCATCTTGATTCCAATTACGTCTAATAGCTAGAATCTCTGAAGTACCTTTATCAATAGTAACAATGTAAGGTAATGCTATTCCTGTTTTCTCTCCATCATCTTCATCTTCATAACCTTCTAAATCAAGGTTAACATTCATCTCTAGTATTTTATATCTGTCATCATTAGTTGCATCGAAACCCATCTGCTCTGCAATCTTTTTCTCTACTTCATCTAGGTCATAATCTGCTTCACCTAAATCTATATCACGGTAGAATCCCATTTGTTGTAGATAATGAAGTTCTTGTTTTGTCTTACGCATCACATGCGTTACACGTTCAGCTGTCTCTAAGTTAGACGCGCCATAAGGTACAACCATATCTTCTGCTGGTACAAATAGTGATACTTGTCTTTCGAGTGCTGGGTCATAATAAACTTTCTTAAATGCATTACCTGCTAATCCTAGTCCCCATAGCATTCTTTCATGTTCTGGGCGATATTCTGGCATTTTATCCATGAGTTGATAATTCATATTCTCTTGAACTCGTGCTGCTGATTCTAAACACTCAGGTGTTTCTTTGCCAATAATAGAAGTCTTTACAGGGCCTGCAGCTGGAAAGGTTTCCATCATTGTTTCAGCTTGAAATTTAACTAATGCTTCGGAGAGTAGTGGGTGGTAGACAGCGCATGCGCCTTCCCATGGTTCAGTACGTTCTTCTATTTTAAGACCAAGAAGTTCTAAGCCATCAACATAAGTTTCAAGCCAGTCTTTTCTAGAGTTTATATCATTAGAGAAATCTTCGAGTAAATCTGAGGATAGTTCAGCTAGATATTGTTCATCTAGTTCTTCAGCTAAGTTTTCAGAAAATGTATCATCATCCATCCTATCAGGATCAATAACAATTTCACTATCACCAATACCAATAGTAACTTTTTCTGGGTCTTCTATTTCTATTTCAATAGCTTCTTCATTTTCAGCTATTTCTTCTATGCCTTCTGGAGCTGCATATAACCCTTTATCTATGTCTGCCATTATTTATCCTCATTACACTGCATAATATTTTTTATGGTTTCTACCCCTAAACATCACTATATCATCCTCTTCATCATTCGGCAATCGAATAAATCCACCCTGCCTAAAACGAGCGAGTGCTAAAGTTGTGGAGTCAACCAAGTCATCGTTGGCACCACTAGGGAAATCGTTGCATTCTTCAATAACCTCATGCGCCCAACGCTTGTCTGGTGCCCAAACAACACCACCACTAAACAAATCAGACACAGCATTAACACGGCTAATCTTATCCTGTCCTTTTCCAGGCGTAAATTCTCCAACAGGTATTCCCATTCTTCTAAATTCTTGATATAGCGCTGCACCATTTGATTTTTTCTCTACAATAAATGCGTCTGGCTCCCACTCTTGATACTCATCTAAGCATAGCTGCTTAAGTTCTGGGAATTCCAAACGCTCTTTTATTGCATTCAATAATATTATAGCGTAATTGTTAGTCTCTTCATTAAGAAATACGCCCCATGTTGTTAATGCGTTGTAATCTGCTCTATTATTAGCTTCTTGTGCAGCATCAAGTGTCATTATTATGAATTCACACGGTGGGGGGTCGTCATTTTCCCACATATTCCACCATTCTCGCTTGATTAGTGCTCCTTCTTCCGATGTTGGGTTCTGTAAGTACTGTGCGTTCCAGTATCGTATGTCTAATGCAGCACGTCTAGACTTTAATTCTTCTAATGGCCAGAACTCAGGCCATAATGGAACCTCATTTCCCTTTTTATCTTCTAAAATAGCAGGAAACTCAACAACTTCCCAGTCATCGACGTCATCATTCTTAACCATCTGGTTAATTATCTGTCCTGTTAGGTCTAATTTAGACCATCGAGTCATTACTACGATAATAGCACCACCAGGCATAAGCCTTTGCAGTGGTCCTGACTGAAACCATTCCCAAGCTGGGAGAAAAACATCTCCCTTTCCTAACTTTGCGTCTTGCTCCGAGTGTGGATCGTCGATTATAAAAAGGTCTGCTCCACGACCAGCCAAAGCACCACCAACACCAATAGCAAAATACTCACCGTTATGATTCGTACCCCACCTACTGGCGCTTTTACTATCCGCTTGTAGACTGATATCGGGGAATATGTCTTTATAAGGGTCTGAACCCACGAGATTCCTGACCCGACGGCCGAAGTTAACAGCAAGATCTGCTGTATGAGATGCCATGATAACCTTTTTTGCTGGGTGGTTACCCAAAAACCAAGCCGGAGCCAGATAGGAAATAAGTTCTGATTTTCCGTGACGAGGCGCGATATTGACGATAACTCGTTTTCTAACTCCTCTTGATATTTCTTCAAATAATTTAGCCAATTTTGCATGATGTTCTCCTACTTTATAATCAGGGTAGACGTGCTTAATAAAGTCTAAGAAGTTTGCCTTCCCCTGTGTTTTAGTTAATTCTTTCTTATATTGTTTTAAAAGGATTAGATGCTTTTGTCTGTCTCTCTCGGACATGTTAGGTAAATTCTTCTGTAGTAAATCTAAGTCCGCTTCACTAATCATCGTCTTCTATTACCTTATGCTCTCCTTCTACCACTTTACCTTTTAGCTGTTCTATTGTTTCTCGTAGTTCTTTTTCTAGTTCTTCACCTGATTTACTGATGTGTGTAATCTCTGTCTTCTTCTTGAATGCGTCAACGCCATCTACCTCTCCTATTGCTTTCCACGCCGAGATGCGTTCTCGTGAGCTTTTAGCCAATGCTGCTTCTTGTAGTAGTCCATTAAGTACAGACAACTTTATATCTGCTAGGTCTTTAGCCACCATATGACTAGTCTGCGAGACCATGCCGGCAAGGTAGGCTATAGTTTCGTTAGGGTACGTGCCGAAATCAGGCTTTAACTCAGGATTCTTCATCATTTCCTTAGCTACTTCTTCAGCCTCTTCCATGTTTTCTTTAGAGGGCGTGATGTTTTCCTGTGCTAAATCAGAGATAAGCTTAACGGTGTTGGATCGCATACTAAGTTCTTCGCTAGGCGACATTTCTGGTAGCGCTTCTCGTGCGTTCTTAGGTAAAGCGATACCGTCCTCTATGTGAGGCACCATTACTTTATGTTCTGAATTATTTTCTTCTTGCATGTGTTTGCTGTTACACCTTAGTTATTTGCAGCGTGGCTTGTAGTATATCTTATTAGATAACTAAAAACAAACAGAAAACGTAAAGTAATATTAAATATAAACAGACGTTGAGTAGACCAAGTAGTGTGTATAGGATGTTCATGCCCGTAGTGTACGTTAGTTTGGGGGCCAATGTGGTACCGAGAATCATTCGCGTTTTCCTTATCACTGGACCAGTGTTCGGTAATTTTTTGTAGAAATTTTTTTTATTTAGCCATTTGTAAAGTAAGGGGGTAGGTATTTGAAATTACTAGGATTATTTATGCGTTTCACAGTGTATATGATAGTGTGGGAGTCCCAAAAATTTTTTCGTGGGGTGGGGTAGGGTAGGCCTTTTTTAGCGTGGGAATTGTCGAACCCTATCGACAACTTCTGCCGTAAGTCCTTGATTATAAAGGGAAAATCGCCAGTTTTTACACGTAAGAAACTTTTGATATTTATGATGTATCTATTGTATTTAATACTCACTACTGTATAATTTATATTATGGTAACGGGATAAGCTCTTTATCATACTTTAAAAACTATATAAGGAAATAAAATGAAAACTATTAAAAAAGTAGTAAACGTGGCATTAGGTAACATTGAAGTGGATACAATCGTTAAACAGACTTCAACCTTGATTGATACTGATAATAATCAGGCGGAAGTATTTTTAAATTGGAATGAGAATTTAACAGTAGATAACAAATGGTATACATTCACAAACGGAAAACTTCCCGTTGAATTTATTGAAAATACTAAAAGAGTTATCGCTGTTGAATATTTCAATAAGGCAGAAAATAATAATCTTCTAGGTTATTATATCGAGGTCGATGGAGTGTCGAAACGTATCGACAAAAAACAAATGGAAAAACTTGACGATACAACAAAGGTATTTCATTTAACCATTGATACACTTGTTGCCAATGTTAAACCTTCGGGAAAAATGAAGGCAACAAAAAAAGTTATTTCAGATATCTACAGAAAATTTAACAAAGACGTTTGGGATAAAAAATTAAACCAATGGAAAAACGTGGCAAAGTCTTTAGACGATACAGGCGAGGTTGAGAAAAAAGAGAAAGCAAAAAGAGACTTTGTGGAAATGGTTGCGTGGAATGTTTTAGGAAAACCTGATAACCATGACGAACTAGGTTATTCGGGTTCACTTCTTAGAAAATGTATCAACGATAAAGATGACATGGTCGACGTTGCAAAATTCGAGGCACTTGCCGAAAAATTTGTAGCCGACGTTAAAAAACTTTCATAAAACTTTTCAGGAAAATCTAGCCCTCTTAAC